TTTCATGCGGTGTGTATTTAAGCCGCTTCATAATGCTGCTGACACTGTACCCGTTATCGTTCTTAAAATCAATCTTAGGCATCAAGTCGATACGCGAAACGCCGAACCCGCGAAGGCCTTCTTCGCATAGGCTCAAGAGCTTGTAACCAACCCAGCCTTCACGTTCCAAAGGGTGTACCCAGAACGCATCGCTGATTGCCGTCTTGCGGCGTGTGCAATGTAATTCAGGAGTTACAAAAATAGATAGGTAGCCTATCAGCGCACCGTCACGGCGGGCGCTAAAAAATTTTATAACGCCTGCGCGTTCCATTGCAAAGTACTGGTCGAAGTTAGGTTCAAAGTCTCCCCCGTCCCCGGTCTCTTCCCAGTTCTTTTTAAGAAGAGGAAGCGCCTCGTGAATTGCATCCGCGAAGCGCTCCCACTGATAGGTGACTTTAGCAGCGAGGGCCAAGGGTCACCGGTGTTTCTGCAACGCCGGAACGCACGGCGTTGCTGTCAACTGAAGGGCCCATCTTGAGCTGGGTTGATTTGTCGCTGCTCGAAGGCATGCGATTTTTCATTCCTGCCGACATGCTTGCCTGACCTGATTTACCTGCTTTGCTTGCTTTGTCTTTTGCCATTTTACTCTCCTATATGCCCTGTATAGGGCGGTTAAAATTACCAACCTCGTTGGGCAATCACACGATACGCCCAATCCGCAGCGGTCAAACCTGCGCTTGTTCCAGAAGATGTTACTGCTGAAAATGCAGAACTTGACCCTGTAGTAAATGAAAACGAATTTCGTGTTACAACGGGAACAAGAGGAGCAGGATAAGCTGGAAGCCCTAGATATGGCGTAATCTCCTGTCCTACCGCTGACCCAGCATAATCTACCGTTAAACATTTAAGGGTTACAAATTTATTGTTTGGCGTTACGCCTAAATTACTGTTTTTGCTTATAGTCGTACCTGTTGCCGGAAGTGGCGTGGTGTACCCGCTGTCGTAATATCCGTTATACTGATACGTCACCGTGCTGGTAACAGACGACCCGCCCGTTACAGCTTCACCAACAAACACAGCGTTGACCTGAGATGAAGACGACCCGTTGCCGACGTACATCATCATCTGCGCAATATCAAATGTGTACTGTCCTAACGCGGAAGATATTGCCCCGCCATATTGATAGATAGGCGCCGTAGACGTAAAGAACGGAGTTAAAAGACCGCCAGATACAGTCACACCTAGAAACACAGTGCTTGATGCGGGCAGAGAACTCCAGCTCAAGTTAGAAGTTGCTTGTCCGATAACATTGATGTCCCCTACGCTGGAAAAACCATTTGCTGCGGAAACAATCAATGGCGTACCGCTTGATATGTTTTGAGACGTGAGCGACAACGATCCAGAGCTAGCAGGTAAGAAACTAGGCGATCCTGTTCCGGGGCCGTCTTGTACGGTCTGGCGCACGGATGAAGCCGCAACAACCGCAAGAGGCTGCCAGCTTGGGGCAGAAGTTCCCCCAGAAGTTAAGATGTACCCGCTTGTACCTGTAGAGCCGCTAACAGACAACGTACCCGTGGTAGAGATATTGCCCGTTGAAGTTATGTTACCCGTGGTTAAGCTTCCCGAAGTAAGCGAGCCGGACAATGTACCCGAAGTCGCAGAAAAACCAATAAGCCCAGTCAGATAAGTAATGTCTGAGTTAGAACCGTTATGCGCCGCTCCGGCATTCACCGCTGAAGAAATAGCGTTGAAGTTGGCGTTTACCTGAGTAGCATCGGCAATCGTGCCGTTTTGAAAAGTGTAAGGGTAGGACGCAAATATCTGCGCCTGTGCGGGCGTAACCAGAACCGCAAAAAGGAGTGCAAGCCATTTCTTCATAGTGTCGCCTGTGTGTAATCGAGGATTTGACGCCTCAAGAAAATGTCACCGATCTGGAACCCCTGAGCACAAGGGCCAGACACATATACAGCAATTCGTCTATAAACAACAGGGGCTGTAAACGCCGCACGTCGAGGGCGTAAAGAGTTGGAAGCCCCGCGCCATACGGTAGGAGACCCCCATGTCATTGCGCCCCACTTGGAGGGTGAGCCTGTAACTTGATAGGATACAGAATTATAAACTGAGCCATCCTGATCTATGAGCGCCATGTTGATCTGCGCTTGCCCTGTAACCAGCGCCATGTTCACCGTAAGGTCAGCGATGTTCATCATTGAAAGAGCGCCGGGGTCGGCCATCATTGCAGTCTGAAAAACAAACTGCATTTGAGTGCCGTTCTCAACCGAACTTGTTGTTGGGTTGGGTACAACCGTGCTTGCAAAAAGTTGCGCCGGAACTGCGCGAGGTACAATAATGAACTCGTTATTGTAAGCGGTTATGGCTTGCGCCGGGAACGTATGCGGGCCAGACCAAAGATTGCGCGAAATGTCGTACCAGTATTCTTGATACGGCGTACCGACCACATCGGAGGGTTGCACGTTCACGCGCATGACGTTGGCGTTACAAGAAGAAGCCACACGGCTTGGGTATAAGTTATTCAGGAACGGGTACACAACCCCTTCACCCGCAACCCCAATCGGGTCAGAAATGCGGGCAAAGAAATCTACCACACGGTATCCGTCAGGGGCAAGGAAAGCCACGCCGCGAGGCGTATCCACGATTGACCAAGGAGACAACGTGCCCGTAGCCGCGTTGAGCGTGTTTACAGATAGTGTTGAACCTATATAGTCCCCAGTGATCTGGTAAATGTTGTTGGTGCTTTTGAACACAAGCAAGGACTGGATCACGCCGCCGTTTTGGTTGTTCAAAGGCAAGCCATGCGCCGCCGTTAACTTTAAGCTGTCGCCAAATGTCAACGCTTGGTTTGCGTTGCTGCAATTCAAAAAGAGCACATCGGTAAACACAACGGATGGTTGACCGACAGTTGGGTTGACCCCAAAATATGCCCGCTGTGCAAACTGAGACACCCATGAAGGCGGTGAAGTAAACGTAATAAGCCCGTAATAGGTCAGCGCTATTGCCGCACTAAACCCTGAACCCGTACCACCGATGTTTGCTGCGGCGGTCGTTACCACGTCTGTCGTGTTGTACCCAGACCCGCTGTTAAGAATGACGATAGATGAGACCGCTCCTAATGCTACGGTGACATATCCTGTCATCCCCGTGCCCGCAGAGATCGTGGCAACCTTGATAGAGAAGCCCGCGCCTGTACCACCCAGATTGGTGTTTGACGCCGAAAGCGTATCGTTTACGGCGTAACCTACGCCGCCGCGAGTTATAGTCACAACCGTAACAGCGCCGCCCGCAACCTGCACTGTAGCTTGCGCTCCAGACCCTGAGCCGCCCGTAAGCGGCACATTGTAATAGAACCCCGCTATATATCCAGAACCGCCGACAAGTGTGCCCAGCGTCAACGCTGAGGCGCAAGTGAACGTAACTAGAGGGTAAGTTCCGTTGGTGTAGCCGGAGCCGCCTGTGATCGTCCCCAGCGATTGTACAGCTCCCGGAGCTGCAAGATTGCCCGCGTTCCAAAAGATGTTGTTAGGATTGGATACGTTGAACCAGCCAATGTAGTTTGACCCCGTAAAGCCCGGGTGGGTTACAATTACGTTTACGCCTACGATGTCGATTGTCGGCGGTGCCCAATCCCCTGAACTTGCCTGAGTGGCAGGTAAGTTAGAAGAAGTGAGGTTGTTCACAAGAACAAACGTGTTTGTTAAAAGATTGAATATGAACGGCTCATCGTACCCTGAATAAGTGATGCTGTTACGCATACCATAAAGCAAGTTACCGATAGCTTTGATAACAACGATAGGCCCGGCACCGCCTGAAAGCGAATTGAAATCTGTGTTAAAATCAGCGTTAAAATCCGCAGGGAAAATTCCCCCCGCAGTTAAAGGCGTGGCCGCAGGACGGCAAGCCCACAAGTTCTTTGTGGTCGGATCAGGAATAAGGTTTTGAAGGATCGCCATGCCGCCGGGCGCGGTGTTGGTCTCATCAAGACTGTCACACAGGCCAGAAGGGGAGAAGCGAACAACGTCCGAGTTTATCGTAGCCATTCATCACCACCCTAAAGTCTTGGTGTTAGGCTGGCGATCAAAGCGGGAACCAAAGCGACGGCGATCAAGGTGCACGGTCTTAGCACGCCCGTCATCGTCTTTCTGGAGCTCAAGGTAGCGGTGCAGGATGCCTTGAGCACCGTCTGAACCATTGCCCAAAAACGCTTGCTGGCGGCTGTCCCCCGCAATCTTCATAAGCTCACCCGCAAGCCGCGTAATCAAATAGGTCTGGTTAGGGAACCAAGGGATAGACGTAGATGTCTCTGGCGTGGTGATGTCCGAGGGCTGCGAATAATAACGGATAGTTGTGTTGTAGGAGCCGCCCGACGGAGGCCACACATACATAAGCATGTTGCCGACCCCGCCTGATACATCGGTGGCAAACTGTGCTGGATAATTAGAGATGCCCGCTTGCTGAACAAGGGCGTCGTATTCAGAGAGGTCGATACTTACCATAACGTAAGGAACGCCATCGACAAGGTAAAACACCTCATCCATTGCCATACGCAAATAATCTGAAGGCAGGTTGTACGGGCCGGAACCTGTGGTCGTATTTAAGTTGACGGTGGCGCTTTTACGCGCCACCTCAAGGTCGTAGGTCTCTGCAAGATCGGCGAGGATCATGTTGAGCATTTGCCCCGCCTGCAATGTATAGCCGGGAACCTTAGCTATCTGTGTCGCCAGAGCGACGATTTGTTGTGCTTGAAGTGCCATTTACTTTCGCCTCTTGCAGAACGATCTCGCGCTCGATCTTGTGAATTTCTTCCTTAAACCGTTTTACACTGACCAATGCGTTGGAACGTTCGGCTTCGTGCTTGGCAAAATCCGCCTTGCTTTTAGCCTGACCACGGGAAGACTGAGAACCTGTTTCAATCTTGAACTGATTGTCAAGGCGAACCATGTCTTCTTCCAAGCGCTTCAAAGTCACCTCGTGATGTTCAAGGTCTTTGTGCAGCTTGACCAACTCATGCTTGGCTTCCTGACGCCCTGCTACCTGCTCCAGCTTATCGGAAAGCTTATTGATGTCCGATACTGCGGTGTCCTGTGGGACAAAGGTCTGGAAAACCATTGAACGTTTTTCGTCCACCTGCACGGAATAAGAAATCCCAATCGCGGCGGCTGTTACCTGTTCCTCTTTCATGCTGTGCTCCTCTTACCGGGCAAAGTGCCCGGAATAAGGAATAGCAGTATTTGGAGAAATTGCAACATTGCGTGGGCGGCGATACTCGTTTGCGTTTGCCCCGCCTACAGCCTTTTCATGCTTCCATGAGTTCTGCACAATCTCTTGCATAGATGCGAGCTGACGACGGGTAAACTTATAAGTTTCGCCTTGGATGTACTGCACCCCGTCCACCCGAATTTCGCTCGCATATCCCGGCAAATCAATGGTGTATTCTACCAGCTCTTCGTTCGGATCAATGCGGGAATTTTCTTCGCGGATCATCGCCTCAAGAGCTGCCTTGCGTGCGGCTTTCTTGGCGTCTTCTCCAACCTTTGCCTTCGCTTCATTACGAAGCGCTGTGATTTCAGCATCGGACAAAAGCTCGATGCCGGGCGCACGGGGGCGGGAAGGTTTTTTAACGGACGGGGTATCAGACATTTAGTTTGCTCCTCAGGTGTGTGTCCACGGCCCATTGGCAATGGAATTGGCGGAGACAAGGATCGGCCAACCTTGGCTATCCACTCCGACAAAATCTCCCGGAAGAACCTGCAACACGCCCCTGTTTGGGATAATGAGCAAGCCGTTCGCGCTGAACGCGCCGGGGAAAATAGGTAAGCCGTTTACGGCGTCGTTCTTAATGCCCTGTGCAACAGTAGCAAGATCAGCAGGAAGAATACCTGCGCCGCTATTTGCCCAAGACACTGAGGTAAGAGTTGTTGTGGCGTTTGTGCCAAGTGTGCGGGTTGCCATTCAATAGTCTCCACATGTGAGAAGGAAGCGGCCCCGAAGGGCCGCTAACTATTAGCCGAAGGTGGAGTTGAAGGCTGAAGCACTTTCGATACGCATCGCAAACTGATTGTTCTTGATGAGTGTACCGTAGAACACTTTCCAACCGACCACACGGAGCTGGTTCAATGGATCGGACTTATCCGCACCAGCAAGCCAAGTGATCTTGATGTCGTCGAGGACGACCTGACCGTATGCACCGCGACCAAACACGTAGGTTGGGTAAACGGTAACGCCTGCTGCCGGAGCGGCTGGAGGGGTCTGGGCAGTACCAATACCTGTCAAGATAACAGTCTGACCGCCGGACATCTGGACAGCCTGACCAGTCAACGGGCCGGAGGTTGGGCCAGCAACGGAGGTGGCAAGGTTGGCAGGTGAGGTGGTTGTACCGATGTAGGCATTGAAGGTAAAGCCCGCCAGAGTAGGCAGAACAACCGAGATCGAGCCAGTAGCACCCGTGACGGATACTGCGCCAGACACAGCGTAAATACGGCTTTCATATTGGTTCTGGGTATCAGAAGCAGTGATGATAACGTAGTAGCTGTTGGTTGCAAGCGAGCCTGCTGTACCTGCGGTGTAAGCTGTACCGACTGCACCAAGGTTGGCAACACCAGTCCACGAAGGAACCATGTTGGTTGAGCAGAAACGGATACCGTGCCACTGACCAACTTCGTAGTTGTACAGCTTGTTTACGTCGGAGTAAGACGAGGCCAGAACAAAGGTTGAGTTCTGGGTAAGATCGCCTTCAACGAACGGATGCACGATAGCCACATAGTGAGGCATACCGCGTGGGTTATTCGAGGCGCGTGCGCCACCAGCATCAGCTTCAAGCTTGGTGTTGGTCATCTCGTCGCCCATGTAGCGCGGTGCGCCAAGGGTAACAAGCTGCGAGTACGAGCGGTTGATTTCGTAGGTGTTGAGAACGTCACCAGCAACCAGTGAGCCACGTGCACCGCGAGAGTTTACATAGTTGACCTGTGTGAAACCAGCGAGGGTGTTAAACGTGTTGCGCTCAAGAGTTTCAGCCGTCTGAAGCGCTACGAGCTTCTTGGCTTCGTTCATGATCGGATGCTTGATGGTCAATTCAGCAACGTCGGTGACGGTGATGCGATCACCCCACTGTTGCAGTGTGACAGTGACCTGACCAATGGTCATGGTCTCGCCAACTGGAGGGACGCCTTCCGAAAGAGGCTGGAA